AGATGTGTATAAGAGACAGTCCTCACACCATTCAGGAGATGACTTAGAAGCAAGAGAGACGACCACATCTGGCTTACATGATGTAATCGCCTTCTCTACACTTTTTTCGTTTCTAATGTCACAGTCTAAAGGAACATATCCTTCTTGTTTCAATAACTCTGTGCCAACCCTACCAGTATGCCCAATAACTGCTATTTTCATTTTATCTTCTCTTTATATTAGTTTACCCTTTTGCGGCAGAAAGACTAACCGCCTTATTTGTCTTAAACCGCAAGGCTGCCACAATAATGGCTATACCAATACCTACCCATTCAGACACATCTGCTCCAGGGGTGTAATCCGCATATCCGAACAATCCCGCTACTTGTAATAGCGCGTATAAAATAGAAAACCAAAGAGTTTTACTCTCATTCCAACTTTTCATTACATTGCTCCCGTTTCATGTAAATTTACATTAGTTTGCGATGCTAAAAAGAAACGCTTTTTACGTTTCCCGCAGCACGCTTTCGTATCAATTGCCAATATTTTGCCTAAATCACCTTCCTTTACCCATCCCAATGAAACATGATTTCTAGGTGTCCAGATATACACAGTTTCCCCCACTTTCACGCTATGTCCGTTTTCATTATAATGTTGCGTAGCTACATAACCATCTCTTTTCACCATAAAGACAGTATACCACAAAATTACTCTGAAGTATAAGAATTTAGTAAGAATGTATAACAGACTTCATTCGCTGTATAGATTCTTTAAATGCCGCCGCATTTATCATAAGAGTTCCTGTAACGTACTCAGAAACTACTTTTTCAAAATCAACTCTTCCATTGTCTCTAAAATAAAATACCTGATGTCTAGGGTCTGACTTATCTGCATGACTATAAAATCCACCTAGAGCTATCAAAGCAGAAGCCAGGTAAATATCTTTGGTTTCAAAATCTTCTCTTTTATCTTTCATATAAATTCCTTATTAAAATGAAAACACCTTACTAATATAATAATTTAGTAAGGTGTTTATATCAAGCATATGAATTTATATTCTAATCAAACATCCCTACAGTTTCACTAAAATCCATAGTCTGAGATAAGCAGAGATTAGGCTTTTTATATAATGGTCTAGGTCTCAAACCATGAGAAATATCTTGTGTAAACGTAGGGTTTACACCAAATAATTTACATTTCCTAGTTGTTCTATTGAAATAATCGCATGGTGTAACATAATCAGTTTCATCTCGTTCTTCACATAATCTGCCAGAAGGAACAAACTTCTTAGAGTAGTCTACATCTTTTCTACCTAACCTTCGTTCATGTGTGATATTCAATTCCATATTTTCTCCTTATCCAATTAATATAGGTAATACGATCTCAGGAACTTCCTGGCTTACTTGTGACGTAATAAAAATATACATGACTGTAACTATTAGTATTCCACAGAAAACACCAGAGATGAAGACTGTGAAATAGCGGAGGAATTTGGTTATTAGCTTTGTATTCATACTTATCTAAGTCTCCAAGTAAGTGTAGGTACAAAATATATCCTATAATTACACTTTTATCCTTATTTGACAATAAGGATTACCGTTATTATCACTTTATCGGAAGTTTGACGGTAATAACTCCTGATCCTTCACAAGTAACGCAATCACAACCACCAAACGGGTCAGGTGATCCTAAAATATCTTTACCGCTACCGCCACAATCGTCACACTCTTCATATACATCTTCGCACCAACGACAAGCGTATTTTTCAAACCTACGCATTTGGTCATCACAATTCAAGCATGTTGCATCATCTATACTTACACTATTCTCGCAAAAATAACATACAACATTCATCGCTATTCGATCTGGAGGCATCCTAGTATCTTCTATATCTCTATCATTCATAATCTTCTCCTTTCCTGCATTTTACACCATTTATTCTTTATTAAGGTTAAAATTAGATTGGGGATTTTTCACCTATTGCACCTTTTAGCCTTATAAGAGTTTCAGGATGAGCCATTACAATATCTCCCATCTTATAAAAAGAGCTATCTGGTTTGTATTTCTTAGTAATCACCAACTCTTTCTTACAAAAAGGAGACCACTTTCTACCATACAATTTAGTAAAAAGCCTTTCTTTTATGCTCCTATTTACATATTTTGCAGTATATCCATCTGGCACTACTAAATTGCCATCTGATACGAGTTTGAAACCTGCTACATGATTCATCATAATTTTCTCCTTTTCATATATCTTATCAGAAAATACCTAGGTGCAGATTAGAATTAGATTAGTATTTATCTTCACACAACCATGACTCATATCTAACAACTCTACCAACTGTAGGTTGACTAATACCTCCACATATCTCTCCTATCTCTCTTTGCGAGTAATTTCCTGTTTTCCATAATCTACGCATCTCTCTAGCAACATCACAATTTATTTTTGAAAGAGCGTGTTCTTCTTCTCGTGGAGCAGAGTTCTTTATATTTTGTTTATGTGCGCGGGATAAAGTTTTTTCTGGATACTTTGGAACACCTCTACCTAAATCTTTGCGGATAATCTTTCCTATCATAGCAGAAGACACTCCCCATATATCTCCAATTTCTTGTTGTGTGTAATCTCCAGACATATACAAGTTCTGTACTTCTTTATAGTCGGGTTTTGGTATAAGCAACTCACGTTGTTCTGGAACACCTTTTCCTAAATCTTTCTTTACAATTCTACTAACTGTACGCCTACTCACATTATATATTTTACTAATCTTTTTTGTAGAAAGGTTAGTATCTTTATACAAATTTTGTATCTCTAATTCTTCATCTAAGGTTAAAGCAGAAACCTTTCTTTTCATTTCTTCTGACATAATACGACCTTCTGCATGTACATCCGCATATTTAGATAAATTATAATCCTGTCCCCACTCAACTACATTATCCAAATACCATTGCTCTCTATCATATATAGATCCCCTATCTACCACTTCTTCTAAAATACTAAATTCAAAAGATGTTTCTCCATGAACATTCCATGAGTTCTGCAAAAGCGGATTGGGGTGAGCATTTCTTCTAAGAAAACTTTTATGATGATTCCACCTATGTACAATATCTATACTACTCCCAATGTAAATTCTTCCATTCTCTAAGTTTACTATCTTGTATATTCCAGACACATTATTCATATCCATTCCAAAACAAATAGCGGCTAATGAAATTCGAGTGTTTGCTTATGACACAAGTTCACTAACCGCTATTTGTTCTCGAAGTCTTATGTCATAAGCATAAAGAGTATACCATTAAAATAAAAAGAGTGCAAGAAATTCTTGCACTCTTAATCTAAATCGGACTAATCTTATCTTAATCGTTCGATAAGTGGACTACTGGACAGGTTGATACCGATCTCCCACTGAACAAGCTCGTATATTTACCATGAGCGCATCGAGCTTTGGCAACTAGGACAGTTTTCTTCCAAATCTGGAACGCAATTGCAGTACATCCAGGAGCTAAGTCCTTGAAAGCCAATGGAATTTGAGTCTTACGGAATATCAAAGGTTCTCCGTTGTGGCTCATACGCAGAGCGTAAAGGCTAGATTGGAATGTGGTTGCACTTGAAGCTGTGCGAGTAAAGTTACTATCCGCAACAACCATGAGCGTACCGATGCCAGTATTGACTTCACCTGCGAAGTTGTAACCAGGAACGATGCGTTTTCCATCATTATGATTTACAAGTTGCGAACCTTGATAACCAAGTTGGAAATATGCGCTCATCATTTCTTGGATGGCAGTGGGATGACCGAAAACTGCGGTAGGTTTAGCACAACCTTCTGCTAAGAAACGGTCAAAGTTTGCACCAGAGAACGTGCCAGATGCCTCACTCGAAGCGTTTGTATGTGAGCCATTGCCAGAGGTGATGAGAGTTTCAATGCCATCATATTCGAGAGCGTTAGAGCTTGCGTTACCACGAACTAAGAGGCGATCTTCGCCATTCAGTACGAGGGTTGCCATCAAAGCCATTTCTTTTGCTTTCAAATTAGCAACTGCCTGATTAGCTAACGTATTTACACCAGCAACACCAGGAAGTCCTTGACCAGCAGGCATAGGCCCGTTCAAACTATCAATACCTACACCAAAACCGCCTTGCGACATGCCTGCTACAGCAGCAGAGTGCATGATGTCAGAAAGGGTTAGAGATTTGTAAGCGCCAATGTTTTTTAGTGTGGCAGTAACATTATCACCATCATGCTCATAATTTTCAGGGCATGCTCCATCCGCAAATGAAACATAAGATGAACCAGAGACAAAAGCAAGTTCATCCATCTCTCGATAAGTAAATGCTTTCAGTCCAGTGCTTTCATCTGGAATAGCCCGAAGCAAATTTACTTCTTCGCACATAGCGAGAAGTTCGGTTGTGTCTAGGGGAGTGGGGTACTGTGCAGCAAAATCACCAGGAGTAGTTACTCCAGGAAGTACAGGGTCAGTTGCTTTTGAAACAAAGCCCTGCTCTTTTACTTGGTCTTGACCAAGATTTAATACTAACTCAGGCATTATAGCCTCCTTCTAAATGAATAGGTTTCCCACGCCGCCGAAGAAGGCTTAACCGTAGTGTTGGTTATAGTTTTATTCTACAACCTTGATTACATTATGTAAAGTATAACTTATCCCAATCCTGCAAGTCTCTCAATTTGAGATAATTGTTTTTGTCCCTGCTCAGTGATATTACTTCGCTTTACTTCAATACTTCGAGGAGCAGGAACTTCATCCGTCAATACTGGAGCTACGGATTGTACAGTAAGCCCACTCAATTCTTTCACTAGCTGCGAAACGATTTCCTGTTTCAAAGTAGGAATAAGTTCTTGCATAGTGGACTTTATGACACCAGCAACATCACCTAATGCTCCTTGAGGAGTAACTTTAGATTTCACAACTTCTCCAAGCTCATTGAACATAGGCTGAATTTCTTTCAGAGCATCTTCCCCGTATACACCTTTTTCAGCAAGTTCCGCAAGTTTGTCTTCTAAGGCCTGTGCAAATTCAGATACTTCTGATTTAGGAGTAACTTCTTCTACAGGAATAGCTTCTACTTTCTTAGCGGGAACTACTTCCGCTTCAACTGGTTTTTCGTCTTTCATAATTACCTCATCATTTACAGATTTCTCTGTACTAGGATTTTCAAGTTTTATTTGCCACTTACCTTCATCAGCTTTACTCTTCATAGGAACAAAACCATGTTGCACCTTTTTCCACGAAGAACGCTCATCAAATAAGAATTTTCCTTCAACTTCTTTATATCCCACCTTAAATAGCTGTCCGTCTTCATTTACAATAACACTTTTTTCCATGACAGCTTGTACCCAAGGACTAGGATCAATAAATTCATCGTAAAAGGCATCTCTAACAGCCCATGCAAGTTCTTCAATGTCTGTTTCAGCCTTCACAACCATAATATCTTCAACTACTTGAGATTTCTTCTCAAGTTCGATGTCTCCAATAATACTTTTTGCATCATCTTCTTTAGTAACAATTCCATTAGATTTCATTTCAATCTCCACATCAGTTCTAGGATGAGCAGGAACACGAGTAAATGCTTTGTGTACCAAATGCCCTTTTAGATAAACCTTATTCTCAACACCTTTCGTACATAATTCGCACTTATCTTCTAAAGATGTTCTTGTAAATACAAAATCATCTTCGTCTTCAATCTCATGTTTATGCTCTAAATCAATAAAACCAATAGAAACTCTAACAGGATTTTCAAAGTCTTTTTCTTCTGCATATAAATCATTGTAAACAGATTTCCAAACACTATTCCCTAATTCATTATCATGGAGAACATCTACAGACTTTAGTTTTTTTCCGTCCAAATAAATCTTTTCTTGTTCCCCAGGTAGTTCAGTAAAAGCGTCTGACTTATAATGAGCAATTGAAAGATAAGGTTTACCGCCTTGCCACTTTTCTTCGTGAATAACGTCATCAAAAGGCTCTGGAACAGGAAGATTTTCGTCACTACGTCTAATAAAGTCTTCAAACAACTCTACAGACATCTTCTCTCCGAAAACATCTTCCCCCGTATCAGAATTCACCATGCGTAATCGCATAGTCCCGTCTGATTTTTCACGAGAAGCTTTTATAATCATCATATCAACGCTAGAAATAGTGCTTTTACCTTCTTCCATGTTTACTCCAGAACAGTAATGTTCAAATATCTCTCTTTGAAACCAATTTCAAAAACATACAATATCCAGCTAGTTACCGCGCCTGTCAAAAATTCACTCATAAAAGGGACATAACCAACACCTAACTCATAAAAAATGGTAGATAATAAATCTACTCTAAAAATAGCTGCGAGTGTGGTAAATACCCACACTCCAGAACAAAGCTGACAACTTTGCCATTCATTCAGAAATTGTGGAAGGGGAAATTTCTGAATAAGGAGAATAACTAATCTCCCGAATAACGCAACTAACAAAAACCATTTAAGCATCTAAATATGCACGCACAAAACAATCTTTTGCTTCTAATAACTTTCTCATTCCAGCAGATTTCTCTGCACCATCTGGAAGCATCTTTTCCATGAATTTAGACAACACAGCTACAGGCTTAGAAATCTTTTGTAGTTTCTCTGGAAGATGTTCATAACTAAAATACTTATCTACATTAGTTGGCATATTACTTATCCTTCTTTGGTCTACCTGCTTTTTTCTTCGGTGGAGCTAACTCATCAACATACTCATATTTCGCCAAATGAATAAAGAAAAAATCTACATTCACTCCAGCAGCATTATGCCTCATACCACCATAAGTTTGTCCAGTAACTTCCCACCCGTTTTCATAAAGCGGTTTCAGGGCTTCACGAAAATCTGTATGACCATTCGGGTATTCTAAAGGTACTGTCTGCCAATTTACTTGTTTCCTAATCATAACTAATCACCTCTTGTTTGATTCTTCCTAAAAGATTTTTTACTTCTAGGTTAATATAAGCTGAAACGAAACTGTCAAAATCTCCATATAAGGCTTTATGGACATCTTTTACTATATTATCGTAATTTGTTTCTACATCAGTGTCAATACCGTTTTCTGCCAACAATATATCTTTTAGGAGGTAAACGGTAGACTTTCCTATAAATTCTTTTGTTCCTTCATCTATATCACTCTTGAACTCATTGGCAACACTAACCCAATCTACATTATGTAATTTCTCTTTCTTATCATCAGACATATTCCTTGAAGCAAACTTTTCTAATTCTTCTGGTAAGGATTTATCGAAGGATAACTTCATCCATTTCTTACCTTTCCAAACCGATTTTATAGCTTCTATTAATTCTAAGGAATCTACATCTCCAAATAAAGATGTGTCTACTAATGAACGAACTAAATAAATGTCATCTTCTGAAAGCTCTTTCTTTGCTGTAATAATAGACTTACCTGTAGATTTTACAATGTCTCCAACAAACCCCTTTACATATCGCTCGAAATCTTTAGACTTCTTTACAGAAATTGCAGAAAGTCTTACATTACCCTGTCCACCAGATGCAGCACTTTCAGAACTTCCAAGAGAACCTGGACGTTCTGGAGTGTTACCTGTATCTACTGGCTCAACATCTTCTGGAATACCTTCTGGAAAATCCTTATTCATCAACCCATCTTGGAGCATCTGCAATCTCATTTCTTCACGAGAGAAGATTCCCATTTCATACATTGGCTTGAAAGCAGTAACAGTAGCTAATCTTGCCTTACCCATTGACATATTCACTTCATCGTCAGGGTCAATGATATTAAACTGTAGCGTATCAGGAAGAAAGTTTTCCATGAAACGCTTTATCGCTTTCTTGGCTCTAGCTATACCTGTACGCTTGCTTCTACGTTCTTGACGTATTGAACCCGCTAAAGTTTCTCCAGATGCCGATGTGGTCTGCAACCCTATATCTCCCAAAGACAATCCATAAGCAGCAGTTACTATAGCGGCGTATTTCAGAGTAATGCGATCATACATAATGTCGTTAGGAACTTTACCAAATGGAATAAATTTTACATCCGTTGTATGCTCATATAGAATAGGAATAGCAAATGAGCTAGGATCTCCAGCTTGGAAAGCTCTAAATGCTGTAGCCCAATCATAAGCAGAATCCTTTTCCATATCACCCAAATCTAACAAACCCGCTGGAGGCGTATCTAACAGTAAGTTTGAATAGTATGAATCTCCCCTACGAAGCATTTCCAAAGCGAAATACACTTTTTCAGGAGGGGCCATTCCCCACCCCTCTCTGAGAATGTTCGTACTTGGTGTCATATAAACACGAGACATAGCATGGGATGGAAACTGTGCAGAATGTCCGTTGTAATACTGTATAACAGGGACTTTCCTATTCAAAGTAGGGTATAAAGTTGCCCCATCCATAGGCTTTACCCATACAACTCTACCATTAGGATTGTCTTTCTTTCTTCCTATTTCTGCACCAGCACCAAAAGGTATATCTAGGAAATCAGACAAAACTCGCTCAATTAGACCTTCGTAACCAAAATCAAAATAGTCTCCACCCTTATCAATAAGTTTAGTATAATATTTGATTACAGATTTCAATTCGTCACGTTTTTCACTGTCTCTAGCAGTAACAGACCAATCAAATCCGATTACACTGGATTGTAATGATTCTTTACAGTCTACAGCAATTGGCTGTAACATGACAAATTTACGCCACATATCAGCACTTACTACATCAGGTCTAGCCCAAGGGGTAGTAAATCTACTAAAGAATATGTCACCCGTATCAATAGACCGCTGTCCAGATTCTTTTGTTGGAGGAGGAATCTGAGGAGCGGGGTTTAGCGTATTCTGTGAACTTGGAAATCCTTGTGTAGCCATAAATAAATCCTTCTATAGGTCTCTTGATAGGTTCACAATAGACAACTTCTCGCCTGAATTTGCCCATCTATAATATCCATCTTTCGGGCAGGTATAAATAGCAGAAATTTTGGGTATTGGTGTCCCAGTTTTTTCCATCCTCTCCACACCACCTTCTATGACAAGCTGTTTTATTCCTGGCTGATGCGTCACTTTCGGCTTTCCGTTAGACAGTATCTCAGGGCTTTGTTGCGTGGCGAAAAACACATATCTTGGATTACCATATATATCTTCTGCTTTAGGCATAGGATTTGTTATGTCAAGACCACCTAGTATGAAAGAATTATTAGTAATCTTTTCATCCACAATGAAAGCATTGCCTCTGGTAATAATCGAATACTTAATTTTGAACGGACTTGCATTTGGATTTTGTCCTGAGACATAATCTCTGTGACCGTCCTTATCTTGCAAGTCAGTAAAGAAGCGATTATCTGCATAAGTATAAAGCCACGCCGAAACATAGTAATCAATTCGATAGCCAGGAGCAGCTACCATTAGAAGCTCAAACGCCAGCCATTGCAAATCTTCTGTAGTTTCAATCCATCCTGAATGTTGCTGATTATCCTGCCACAAAACAGCGGTATCTGGCTGAGTTGTTGTATAGTCTTTAGTTTTGGCGTGTTCAAAATAAACGTATTGACCATCATCTGGAACGGTTACAGTTCTAAGCAAAACAGGATCTTGTTTTCTAGGGGGTATTAGTCTATTCAATGTTGTCTGTGGAATATCAACTATCGGCAACATGTCTTTTGCTGTGTAATCTACCCAACCCCATCCATCTTCTTTGTAGTCATTGTTATACCAAGTGACACGCATAAAATTATCGACAACCTTGTTACCCAATAAGATAGCGGATTGCTCTGCCATAAACTCAATGATGCGCCCGTTAGGACTTGAATATATTGGCACTTTTGCATAACCAGTATGTCGAGTGAAGTGCAACTCGCTTACAGGGTCAGGTTTCCAATCTTCCCTGCCTACTGCTGGTGGCTCAATGGGCGGTTCAGGCTCTTCAACAACATCTTCTAATTCAAGTAAAGTTTGTCCATTATATTTTACTGCTACGTAAGCGTCTTTTAGAAGCAACCACTCATTTCCATTCTCTTTCTTTACTAAATCTGATCCTACAAGAACACTCCCTTTCCACATAGCTCCAACTTTATTATCAGACAGAACTTCTGGAGACGTTCTTATGTTTATACCAGTTGGGCTAATTACAGTTCCCTTATACTCTCCAGGGTCTACTGGCTCAACTGGAGGATCAATCGGGTCTGGAGGAATTACGATGGAGTTACCCGTAAAAATTTTCCACTCTTCATCAGTACCCCTAAAATAATTTAAATCAATGAACTTTTTCACATAAGGGTCTAATCCGTAAGCAAGACCATCTCCCTTTTCAGAGTATTGCCAAAGAAGACATTTGAAAGGTTTGTCGAATGGAGCTTCCGCTTCGTATCTAGCTTCCCAAAATGGGTACTTCTCGAATAAATACCACTTGTCAGAAGGAACTTTCTCTGAAAAATAATAATACCTGGTGTAAACTCCAATTCTTCCAACCATATCGGGAATAAGACGTTCAATCTCTCTCAGGAAAGTGTGGAAGTCTTCCCACTTAGCGTAACTAGCACCTTCGTAATCTCTTTCGTAATCAGCCCAAATGTACCCTTCTAAAGGATTATCTTTCAATACAGCAGCAAGAAGCTCTGCTTGTCTTGATGGTTTATATCTTTGATCGAAAAACCAATAAGTGCTTCTAGGCAACATGCCTTCCGAAGCGTCATAGTTCTTCTGAAAATAATTATCAATCCAAGAACCCTGCCCTGCACGAAGAATAGTAAATTCTGCCCCATTAGCTACCATCTTTGTGTAATCTACATTCTCTGCCCAAAAACTTGTATCAGTACCGATTCTCATATCTCACCTATAGTGTCATAAACTCGGATTTCTTCCAAACCTTATACGGATTTAGTTCAAACATCCCGTTTGTGATTGAAGTAACTCTATCGTCATGGACAACTTGAGTAAATCCATCTATCTGTTTCAAGGTTTCCTTGTTCCATGCAGCTTCCATCATATACATTCTACCCTCTTGTGCTAGAGAAAACCACAACAAGTTCGCAGCCAAAACACGATCTCCGACCTTTTTTACATCTAAACCCTTCACAGTATGCGCTTGTAACTCAGGAAATCGCTTGAAATACTCCCGAACTGCGGCAACTGTTATCTTTCCTGATGCTCCAGGCTCTTGCTCAACCATAACTGTAATGAGTGGGCCATCTGCTCTAGCAACATTAGCAATTATTTCAATCGCCTTTTTGTCCCCCCAATGACCACCAATTTGATTTTGAATACAAAATATTGGTTTATCATTTGATTTTCCTTTGTGCTTAGAAATAAGAGTGCCTACCATTTCATCAGGATCATTCTTTGCTTGCTTCTTTTCAGTAGCAGCTAAATCCCAATATCTAAGAACATTAGTTTGGTCGGGAAGTAGCTCTTTGATTATCTTATTTTCTCCATCATCATTTGCGGTAAACCACCTAGCGTCACCAATCTTCCCCCCTTCTTCTGCAAAGTCTCCATCTACTTCTCTATCCTTCAACCAACCAGAAGGATAAGAGCTGAGAATAGACACATAAAATCCAGGGTCAAGATTTTCTTTGTTATCATTGATAGACCCCTTGAAAGAAGAAATAAGGGAGTCCATACTAATTCCTTCTTTCTCCATAATTCCCAATACGACATCAGGCAAATCTTTTTCAATAAAGAACTCATAAAGCCAGTGGGACATGCCCATTGGAGTAGTAGTAGTCCATGCTTGAGGGTTTTTACCAACACGAACAGAAGCAATAGCCATTTTCCAAGCCATGCCTGTAAGATCATTTCGACTTTCATCGTACCAAAGCCAATTGATATTTGGCCCTCGTGCGCTATCTGGATTTTTCAATCCCTTGCACATCACACTAGCCCCATTCATAAAGACCATTGTAAAAGGCTGAGAAGGTTGCCATTCATCATTAACTCTGTGTTTCTGCGTAGAAACAACCATGTCCCAAGGTATCCACTGTTTGAATTCTTTCCATGTGGAATCTTTGAAATCAGAAAACAAAGGATTTATTACTGCCCCATTTTCCCCATTCATTATTTTACGTAGAGCTTTCTGTCCACCCGCACAACTTTTTCCAGAATTATGATGGTAAATCCCATGAGCAGAATAATTTTCTATTCCAGGAACAGAAATGTCGTAATAATCATCAAATCTCTCATAAGTTATGCTTTCTATTTTGTCAAAGAATGTGGTATAATCTCTTTGTATATCGGAGGTAGCGTATGACAAATCTAGGTCGCCCACGTACTGTGAACCACGAAGAAGTAATTTCAAAAATACAAGAAAATCTTTCTGCAAAAGAGATTTCTCATCAGATGAGTATTTCAACTGCTTTAGTACATAAGATAGCAAAAGAAAATTCTCTTCGTGTATATCTCCCAAAGAGGACTCTAAAGTATGATTATGAGTCAGCAATCTTAGAGTTTCAGAAAACAAATAACCTTGCACATTCTTGTAGGGTATTTGGAATTCCTTCCGCTTCTTCCCTTTCAAGAGAAATAAAGCGTAGGGGGATTGAATATTCAAACCAGACAGGAAGGAAAAAGATTTCATCAAGAACTCTTCAAGAGACATTTTCAAAGAATCCTCTATGGGAAGATATTTATTATCTATACAGTCAATGGAAAAATCAAACTCGTGTAGCAAAGACCCTAAAGGTTTCTCAGCCCACCGTCTCATTTGCCCTAAGGAGTATGGGAGTCCTTGTTGGGAGAGGGAAGAACCACCCAAAAGCCGTACACTCTCAAGAGACCCTCCAGAAAATGCACGAACTATATACTTCTGGTAAGACTGAAAAAGAAATTGCAGATATATATCAAGTAACTGAGAAAATAGTAAGTACTGCTTTGATGAAGACAAAGACACAAAAAAGAGTAGGTAAAGCAGTCGGGAAAGATAACCCTCAATGGAAGGGTGGAAAAAGTAAGGAGAAACCAGTGCATTATTATCGCAGATTGTCTTATGAAGTTTGTGCAATATGTCTACAGAAACCTGTTCCGAGAGGACACGTAATCCATCACTTAGACGAAAATCCAAAGAATAACGATCCTGGTAATTTGATGATATTTCCTTCGCAGTCTCACCATGCCAAGTTCCATCAGAAAGTACTTCATCTCCAGGGCGAAGCTCTAAAAGATGTTGCCATCCAAAAGGCGTTAGAGTACGGTGCTTATCCGTTACCAGAATCTCAGAACCTTTTCGAGTTCTTAGACGAAAAAGTTTAGCTTGCCCTTTTAGATAAGACTTAGTTGCTAGGGACTTTCCTATAGTTGTATCTACAAAGCCTTCTTTGACCCTATCCGCTATTGGAATTCCTCCAACTAAGGTCTCTCCAGCAACACAACCTCTTCCTCCGTAATATAACGAGAAACGCGAATCCGTTGCTATAAATCCAGCTTGCGCTTCTGTAGCATTATAAAGAGTGCCGTCTTTCTTTATGAAGTAGCCATTCTCATCTACTGGCCAAACAAGATTTTTCTTTTTTAGAACTCCAGAACTTTCTTCTGGTAACGCTATATTCCTTGAGTTTAGCTCTTCTAATACAAGGAAAAGCGCACGTTTATCTTCTAATGTAAAATTCTTAGTTCTAGCCATTTTATTCTACTTCTTCTTCTGTAACTTCCATATCTATAATCTCACCAGAATCAGAAGCCTTTTCAAGAAGTTTCTGAGCTTCCAGAAGAAGGGTTTCATCAGACATCTTCAACATTTTTACTAGCCTTTCAGATATGCCACGAGAAGTTCTTTCTAATTCTGCCCCCTTGAAAATTGCACTTACAGCAGATGATGAAGTATCAAATTTATTCTCTCTGATCCACTCTATCCCCATCTTCTGCAACTCTTTACCTTTTGATGCCATTTGTTTCAACATCAAAACTCTATGGTTTACTAATTCATCATCTACTATTGCTTCTGCTTTTGCATCTAAATCATCAGCATGAACATCCCAACTATCTTCATGCCTCCAATTTACTACAATTGCATGAGACGGAGTTCTTCCATATTCATCCTCATCCATCTCTTTTACAAAAGAACCTAATCCAGGTTTCCCCCTTGAGTACCAAGCATTGAAGCAATTCTGTTTGTAAGTCTTTGAATAAGTTTTGTATACTTTCTTTGTCTTTGGTATAGTCATAAGACTATTGTACGAAAGTTTATCTTTTTTGTAAAGAAGAATTTCATGTAACCAAATTCTTTCTTTGCTGCTTTGTCAGAGAACTTTCCTTTGTTCTGTCACTATGACCGCATTTCAAACATTCATAAATGTAATAAGAGTTAGCTCCAGTAGTCATAATTCTTCTTTCTGTACCATTCTCACCATTCAGGATAGTGACTTTACCTCCACACTTGGAACAAACAGATTCTTTCAAATCAGTATATAGACCCCAATTTACTCCACCTTTCATGTATGGCATGATTTCTTTGTAAACTTCTCTACCTATCCAGGTATCATGTACACAATACTCATCCATTTTGGCTAATGCTTCTTCGTTACCTTCTTCACACTGAACCCATAAGTCAAATTCAGTAGATAATTTCTTAGGCAGCTTCATAGAACGAGCAAAATAGTCTAATGCCAGAGAAGTTGATTTGAACACTTTCCTTGATGCTTTCAATGTGTCAATAGTTCTATAAGGGTACGGTAGTGGAAGCCCATTTACAAATAAACGCCAATTAAAGCTCTTTACATCAAAAGCATCTAAATTATGCCCTATAACAATATCTGCCCTATTTATCACATCAGTAAGAGACAGACAAATTCTCTCATCGTCTCTTTTTAGAGCTTCTTTTGGAGTTACTACATCATGTTCTGGTTCATCACTATCTAACCAATAACCCGCCCACGAGATCATAAAATAATCTTTATCATCAACTACATTCTTATGTGAAATATACCCATTTATCCTTCTACTAAATAATCTAGCCAGAAAAGTAGATGTTTCAATGTCAGTGATAAAAATCTTAGGTTTGCTTTCAGTAGGAACGAAATTATAAGAAGTGATATTTCTTAGTTTTCTTTCTCTTGTGAATAAATACCGAATACGTCTTTTTGTATAACCATGCTTGTCTGCTAACTCTTGCCAGAAAGGAAGATTGTCTTTTCTATTCCAGCGTTCAAGACACTCACTAAAGACTTCTTCATTCATTTTGAACTCCTGTGATTTATTTTACAATTCCCACTAAATATAATCTTCCCTACCAAACATAACAAGATACTTTTCTCTGCGATCTTGAAGCATCCTTATATTCATTTCAGAAGCTCCCATACTGTGATATTTAGAGTGACACTCAGGACAATGTAATACAATATTCTTCCAATCCCTTGCAATCTTACCACGAGATTTAGGGAGAATGTGACTTCTATCTGTTCCAAGATTCCAGCAGGTTTTATTTAAACCAACACATCTACTATTAAATAACCACACAATAAATTCTTTAGAATCGTTTGCTTCTCTCATTAGTCCCCCAAATATTCAGGATGATTTTTGTAAAATTCTCTATATTGCCTAGTTCCTTCCTTGTAACAGGAAAGAAGTCTTCGTTGAACATTATATTTCCAAACTTCATCCAAATTAGGAGTTTCTAGGTCATCATTCTCGAATTGCATAATATACATGATGTAAATTCTCTTTGATTCTTCTAAATTATTCAGCCCCCATCTCCACATAGCTTGAACACAAGATTCATGTGTATAAGCTCTACCAGTATAAGGATTCCTACCAAACTCTTTTTCATACCAACCAGCCAGTTTCCTGAAACTTCCTCCAGTACCCATTCTGACATAGTAATGTTTAAATAGAGCTTCACCATCTAAAGTTTTTCTTTTTATCATTTTTGGAAATGCCATAATATATCCTTTATATTAAATATATTATAACATAGTGTCAAGATAGTAACATTAATATTAGATTAGAGTTTAGAAGGGATATTTAGAGGTTAAATTAAGTTAATATATTAATACCACACATTCCTGAAAATTTACTAGGAATTTGACATAGTTATTAACAAAATACTTATAAATCTAAGGAAATTCTCATATTATTTTAATAAAACTGTCAAGAAAGTGTGATAGAATGTACCCATGTCACAGAGAACTTTATTAATATCTCCCCCGCAATCAACTTTCTCTGTGACGGATTTTTGTTGGTTGTTGGGGAGATATTAATAAATAGGAGTGTTTATGAAAACTAATTGGTTAGCAAATATCTTTAATTGGATAGGGGATGTATTTGATGTATTTAATCCAGCAGCTTATCGTTTTCTTTCTGCGGTATTACCATACACCACTCCCATTCCTGTAGCTTGGCTTACAATGGATAGTACAGCAGCATTTCTAAACTTCCCTCCTGGAATTGCCTTCACATTTGTATTTGGTTTGGAAGGTATGGGATTGTGGTTTACATCCATGTTTGTAGAAGCTGTTGTAGATTGGATCAAAAGTAAAAATTGGAAAACTTTTTTTATTGTGGGCATGTTTGGAGCTGTAGTAGCAATTTATGTTTATTTGTTAGTTAGTCTAAATGTGAAACTAGAAACTGCTACAGGAAACACAGACCCTATTCTTTCTCAAGTAATTACTCTTCTTTGCTTCCTGCCTCTTTTAACAGGTATTGGTAACGGATACTATAAACTAAAATTAGAGCATGATGTCTCAACAGAAACAAAAATGAGTAAGAAAGAAGAATTAGAAGAAAGAATTCGGCAGGAGAAACGGGCAGATCGAAATAGACGATGGGAAATTAAACATGGTGTAAAAGTATATCCAAGTGATGTCCAACTTGGACATGAACTTGGACAAAACCCATCTGTCCAAGTCTTAGATAATAACCAACTTGGACAATATGGTAGTAATTGGAAATCTAATGCTGAAATGATGGATACAGAAACCTTAGAATGGATAACGTCTGCAAGTGCAAAAGAAATACAAAACACTTATCCAGTTAGTCGCTCAACTGCCTATAATTTGATAGGCTATGCTATAGAAGAATTAGAAAAGAGAGGATGAAATGAATAGATTTCTTAGATTGTGTGTGACAGTAGTGGGAATTGTGCTTTTAGGTCAGTCTATTATATGGAGTAAGGATGGATTTGGTCTTGATTTTGAGATAGGAAATGATTCTGTTGTTTTTGTGGGCTTTTTGTTGGCTATCGTAGCCTCATTGCTACAATTCATTTTGTCCACAGATTTCATTGATCTGAATCCTACTTTGGTGTTCTTAGGAGTACTCGCTTATTTTTACTCCATTTATACAAATGCTGTGGGAATAGGAAGTCTTCAAGCAGAAGGGGCATCTCCTTTTATGAAATGGGCTTTAGCCTTTCTAATTGATATGTCTCCAGAGTTGATGATTTCATGGGGTCTAGGAGAGAGTCGGTCTGGAGACCTGTTTACTACAATTGGTAAATCCTTTGCTGATTATGCGTTTAGTGATAAGCCTCCTGAGAACAAGAAAAAGTTACATAATAAAAGATATAATACAAATAAACCTTCGCATAAGTTTACAAGAGAAAAGGCTCGTGAGAATGAACTAAGATACAGGCAGATAAAGGACAGGCGGCAGTAAATGCCTTCTGGAAAGTTTCATAATAGAGAGTGGAAAAGAAGGTTAAAGATTGGCACAATCTGGCTTCCTTCGCTCTCTTTCATTTTACTTGAATATACACTTTCATATATTTACCCTTACTCGTGTGCAGGAAGTCATTGTTTTACTAACTCCCTGCTCATATCCATAGGGATGCCTTTAGGATACTTACTGGGCAGGGTAATCACACCTGATTTAGATCAGGCAAACATTACAGTAACAGAATGGGACGTAATGAGATGGCTAGGAGACTTTGGGGCTATATTTGTAGGCTATTGGATGTTTTATGGACGTAGAATGAAGCATAGGAGCTTTTGGTCACATTCCTACGTGTTTAGTTCGTTTATTCGTATGTTATACCAATTTTGGTGGGTAATATTTCTAAATCCTGGAGGATTGGTAGGGTTTATTTTATTTGGCATATTCGTTGGGCTTAGTGTATCTGATGGGATACACATCTGGTTTGATAGAAACTACAAGGAGTAGAGATGAAATTTTACACGAAGAAGTTGCAGCAACAAAATAGATTACTTGAAGATTACTTTATAAGCCATTCCCTGAAAGAAAGCGAGATCCGTAAACTTATAGATAATCATAGAAAGTGTTTTGAGGAAGATTGTCCTAATGTATGCTGGTGTTTCCTGGTAGAAGACATTTTAGATAGTTGAAGTTTTGTATGCGTAGGTCTATAATCACACTATGGAATTGACACAGGAGAGACGCATGGAAAAACGGGTAACTGATTTGGAAGAACAAGTACACAAGATTACAAAGATAGTAGTTGGTAATGGGGAAATAGGTATGGCTGAGACTCTTCGCAATGTGGGGAATGATGTCACCACTATCAAAGATACGTTAACGACTCATGTAGAAAATGATACTGATGAAGATAAACGCAGAAAATCTCGTAGAGAACGTCTTCTGGAAAAACTCCTAATGGGGACAATAGCTTTGATTTTATCTGGAATAGGAACGATCTTTGCTT